GCACTCACGAAGCCTCGCAATTTCAAAATCAAGCCTCTTGTTAGCCAAGATCTGCTGTTGTATTTTCTCTTGGGTTGTAGCGGCAGATAAACAACGAGTCGTGAATCTTTTATCCAGTGGAACTGAAAGGGTCGCTGAGATCCCTCCTGTGATGCTGTGAGAGTCCTTCTGTCCTGTTCTTACATCCTTGAAATATAAAACATTCCCTGGATTATCAATGATTCCATCATCATTAGCATCACTTGTATCGTAAACAGGGTCTTGATAATAGCTTTCGTAGGGCCTTTTAAGCGATAATGCACCTGTAAGAAAGGGTGTAATGCTTAATGTAGTTCCTTGGCACTGTATTCCGTTACCGTATGTGTTGGTATGGAATGGTCCTTGTAAGACTTGTACTCCTTGGTTGATAACGCTTCCACTAGAGGAAGCATTAGGAGCGGCGGTAGCACTAACGCCACCGACATCACCAGAGTAAGCAGGCAAACCGTAATTAAACGTGAGTAATCCATAAGCTATTGTTGAAAGATACTTGTTGTATCGGTGATACTTGTTTGATCGGTTGTTCTTTGGATGATTGTTTGCTGGCTTACCCCAGGAGCAGCGTATGTTTCGGTAAACTGAAAGGCTGATCCGTCTGTATGAATCTGCCAATTCGGTTTGTTGGAGTGATCTAAGCCAACCCATGTGTAAGTAATGCCATCAGTGGTCTGAGAAGGGGCTGTAACAGTGGTGGGAGACACAGATGAACCAGAATGTTTCATATTTGTCCCAGTAACCGTGTATTGCCAGCCTGTATTTATGTCAATCGAGTTGATTGTCTCTGTAATTTTTGTACTCGTTTCCGTATGCGAAGTAACTGTACCCTGTGTAAATTGAGGAACCACTGGTACAGCCTGAACGCTAGGGCTAAACAGCAGTACGAGATATAGAAAGGTACGCACAGGAATATTCTCACCTTACAGTCAATTCGTTGGTTACTTGTCCTACAGCCGTAGTGTTTGCACCACCTGCTACTACCGTAACAACACCAGAACTGACTACAGTGCCTGCCAAGTTACCAGCAACACCACCTGAGATAGTGGTCGTACTGCCAAAAGCAGGCATGTCAGCAACTACACCAGCACTTACGTCAACACCACTGCCTATTGCTGGTATAGCGTCTCCCTGCTGCCAACTTTCCGTCAGCGAAAACGCTGAACCCACTGTATTCATTTCGTACGTTCCAACATCAAGTGTAGCGGCTGCTGTAGCTGACCCTGCTGTCAGTTTCCCAATGTGTTCACCAGTGCTGACCTTTATATTAGATCCCGACACTGCGTAAGTTGATGGAACCCTGGTTGCTTGGGTGCTACTAGCTCCTACTGTTAGAGAAGTAGAACTAGAAAGCTTGGATATGATCTCTGCTTGGCAGGGAGAAGCCAATAGAAACAGGATTAATAACTTTTTCATGTCAATTTGCCTGTTTCAGGATCAATTTTTTTACCAGTAAGTTCATCAACTTTTGGCTTATCTGGTACTAATTTTACTGGAGTCTCAATTCTTACAATGGTATAAGGAACACCATTAGCAAATCCACCTGCTGTTTCTGCTTTTTTCTTTTCTTCCTCTGCTTTATACGTTCCATCTCCTCTTTTCTTAGCAGTTTCCAAACCAAAACTAGCAAGTGCTCCAGTGAAAACTGAAGCTATAAAGGTTGGATCTATACGTTCTTGCTCACCAATCCCAGGAATAGTTACATAGTTAAGAGTCAAGATAAATCCTGACCAAACAACGACACCTAATCGAACAAAAGTAGAAAGAACTTGCAGTTGTTCTTCTTTATCATCTAAATTTTCCTTTAATTTCTGCAAAGGATTCTTTTTCTTTTGCTCAGGTGTTTTCTTTTCTTCCATAGAAATCAGTGGTAGGCAGCCCTACACTAGACAAAATTCTTCATTTTGAACAGTGGCAGAGATTACAGCAGCAATCATTGGTGCAACAGCCAGCGTTGTCATCATGTCTCTTAGCAACGTAAGCAACCGCCGTGATCGAGACACTAGAGAGCTATTTAACCGTATAAATGAACTAGAGAAAACAGTTGCTAGTCATCATCCACCAGATCGTAATCGTAAGTGGAGAGTTTAAAGAGGATCTTGCGGAAACACTTGGAAATCGCTAACAGGAAACTCTAAATGCTCCCACACGTGAGAATTAGAAGCGACATCTAAAGCATGGTCAGGAGTTTCAGCTACGACAACCGTTTGGAATCCACAATCAGAAACAGAACTATAGCCAACAAAACCAGAAGGGATACGCACCACCCATCCTCTAGGTCTGTATTCAGTGGTTCCCATGGGTCTTGATCCATCCACTTTTTGCGTTTTGTCTTTGGACTTTTTCGATTGGGACACCAAGTATTTGTGCATCGAGAAGGCCCTCAATATCACCTTTATACGCTGCCAATTCCAACTCCCAGAGTTCTTGTTCACGTTCTTTAATAGCTCTATCTTCATCTATAGCAAGAGACTCGTTCCAATACTGAACTGCACCAGCTAACGAGTCTAATCTGTCATCATGCTGTAAAGATTGTTTATCGACAGTGAGATGAGTTAATTGATGAAACAACTGGTATGCCAAGGCTGTCTCTACGGAATCATCATCTCTAGCTTTGGAATCATCTTCAATTACCGAGCGATTAAAGATCAACCGATGTTGATTCATCACTGGTTCAAGAGCATTAATAATTCTTCTTTCCTTTTGGACGTTGCTCCTAGTCGCTTCAATCGTGCAGGGGTAAACCTCTCTGAGGTAAGGCTGCAATAGATTTTCCATCATGCCTTGACCAAATTGATCTTCCAAGAGAATCAGTTTTACTTTTCTACGTTTAGCTGCTTCTGCAATTCCTCTTAAGACAGGCTCTGTATATCCTTCTCTAAAAGATCCCACCTCCAGTACAAATAAATTTCCATTGAGATGAGCGACAATAGAATAAGCAGTCTCATCTAAACCTTTACCTGAAGGATCTATAAACATTACACATCCTTGGAACTCAATCCACTGCCCATGTATAAACGCTGGCCTGTGATAATAATCTCCACTAAACCCAACAGCAGGCAGGTCAGTAATCCGATACTCAGCACCAGAAGACCACACCACTTTTTCAGGTGCGTCTTGGTCAACTTCTAAAACTACTAAGTCAGATAATCTAAGAGGAAAACGATTTAGATCACTGAGTGTCGTATCTAGTTGAAACTGAAGTGTGAATTGCGACTTACCATAACTAGCTTCTCTTTCAATTAGATCTAGTTCATTAAAGCGATCAGGGTCAGTTGGTTTATTAACAAGATCGACACAATTCTCACTTATAATGGGTGCTAGAGATGCACCGTACTTCTGTGGTTTCTTTGGATACCTTGCAGGCCAGATACGACATTCATATCCTTTTGTTTGTAGCTTGTTATAAATACTTTCTTCCGTCTGAGGCGTACCCAGGAACATAATTTCTCCCCCTGGTTTCAGGATTGCATTAAATTCTCCGACAGATACAATCAACTTCTCTCTCATTCCTACAGTCCAAGCTGTATTAGGAACCTCACAGTCATCGGCTAATATCAGGTCAGCACGGCTACCAGTAAGCTGTCCAAATATACCAACAGACTTAACTGATGGAGACTGATCTGGTGTCGCTGGTCTTACATCAAATCTATTACTTGCACTTCTTTGCTCATCCCTATCTGGTTCTAAGCACTTCAATATATCCATCTCTCTAATTAACCTTAAACAAAACTGTGCAAAGTCATCTGCTCGCATCTTGCTTGCAGATACAACCATGATCTTCTTCTGTGGATCATTTCTTAACAGCCACAACACATAAGCTGCTGCCATCCAACTCTTTCCTACTCCACGAAAAGCCTCAATAATTCTTCTCTTAGGCCCATCCTGCATATATTCAGCTATATCTAACTGAACTGGAGTCGGATTAGGAAGTTGAAGGTGCTTCCATACGACAACTAAAAAATATCTAAAGTCATCCCTGAACTGTTCAGGTAGCTGCACCCACTTTTCTTTCACTTACTCACGCCCTCTTCTTCTTAAATGCTACGACATTCTCTATATCAGGTAACTGTTTCGCTAACTCCCCAAACGCTGTACCCTCTACTGGCTGTGCACTGATCTGATTATCCTTCAAAAACTGTCTAGCGACATTCACATCCGCAACAGTCATCTCACCAGATACCAACTTATCCATAAACCACTCCGCTAATCCCGCATGTAAATCCCCTAATACCTCTGTCGTACTCTTCCTAGCCATAACTTTTCAATAACTTCCCTAATCATACACAAATATTAGCGGGGGCTTCACCCACCACAGGAAAGCCCCCTTGTTAGCTCACTGGCAGACTAAGCTAACCCCCTAAATTCTACCCCTCAAATCCCTTGCTATCACTAACTGTCCATATATGAATAGAATATCTTCCTTATCACCCCTATAAGATCCACTCAGATCCCCCCTATTAGATTCCTATAAGTCCCCCTATAAGATCCCACTAGATCCCCCCCCCTATAAGATATCTGTTAGATCCCCACAGATCACTTTTTTACCCAGAAAATGTGAGGGGTTAACGTGTAGTAGGGAGTGAGTCGATCACCCCCCATTGGTGTCCAAATTCTGTCCAAATAAGGGGGCAGGGGGTCTAATCCATTGGTACGACTAGGCTGCATAACTGTGTGTGAAGCAGTTATGCAAGGCTATCAGGTCGATTTATAAGCAGTTTTTTAGATCTATTCAAGTCTTTTAGTTTGTTACCGCAGAGAATCAAATACTTACTTACTAATCAATAACCATTGAAAAAACAATGGATTGTGATATAGTGATTAATGAACCCACCACATTAGGTTTATGTCTACTCGTTCACGGATCGGAATCCTTAACCAAGATGAATCTATTGAGTCTGTATATCATCACTCGGATGGATACCCAGAATGGTTAGGAGTCTTTCTAAAGAGGAACTATTCAGACACTTCTAAGGTGAGGGAACTAATGGAGTTAGGCGACATTTCATGTATCCACTCAAAGACAGATTGGAACATGAAAGAAGTTGAAGAACCAATCATTAGAACTTTCAACCAAAGAGGTGAGAAGACAATGGCTCAAGAACATGAAGATCTAAATGATTACATTTTCTACGATCCAATTCAGATTGAATATTCTTATCTTTGGAACACTGATCTAAAAGAATGGAAGTGTTACAAGGCAGAGTTTGACTACGATTGGAACATTCCAAAGGCTCCAACAGTGGTTGATATTCCTAAGACTTCCAGATTCTTTGATTAATCCGTTCAAGCGGTTGACCAGGTGCAAACCCTGGTCTAGTCATTCCCTCAACTGAGGGAAGCCCACCACAAAGAGGTCTAAAAAATGAGTGAATGTAATGGATGGTCTAATCGTGAAACATGGTCAGCAGCTTTAACTATTGGCAACGACCAACAGTTTTATCAGGACGCTAAGAACATCGGTAACTTTAAAGCTTTTGTTGAGTACCAGATTAACGGCACTAAAAGAACAACAACAGGCGAGGGTTACAGATGGGACGATCCAAAGATAAACAAGGCTGAAATGGAATCATGTATCAAAGATATAGTTGCCATCGGTTGACTCTCTCTCTCTGTCCTACGGGACAGACTGAGGGACTCACCCTCAACAAAATCCCACCGCTTTATTTCTATGAATTGGTTTGATGGTAGAGATAGCACTAGACAGTTACCTGGCGAGTGCATTGCAGATTGTTCTGGCAGTGGTGACGCTACTAAAAATGTAGAGTTCTGGGTTAAACATCTTAATTTTGATGGGCCTAAAGATTTATTCAAAGAACATCTACAAGAATATGGAGCATGGACAGATGAACAATTAGAAGACCATGAAGAAAACAAACTCAGAGTTTTATGGACATGGGCTTGTGATTGTTCGGAACAACCTGGTGACTATGACTATCTTCACTTAGGAATTTGATTCTCTCTCTCTGCCCTAACTACTGGGCAGACTGAGGGGTTCACACCCTCACAAATCCCACCATTTAATTTATTTATCGTGGCAAAGCCAACAAACGCATCATTAACTGCTGAACTAGAGCAGTTAAGACCAGTTAAAGAACAGCTTGACAGTCTATGGATTGTGCTTGCTGTCGTATTCACACTCGGAGTTCTTTTCTAATGGGAGATATTATTTTCGCTTTCGGTGATTCCTCTAAGGAAGTCAAGCTGGAAGATATTAATTCTGTCGAAGACGTTGCTTCCAATATGAAGGAAGTAATGAAAGAAGAACTACATCAGGAAGAGATCAATCATCCTGAGAAGACAGTGCATGGTCGAGCGTTCATCAAAAACTTTGATGATTAGGCAGGCTATCGGGACAGCGTTAGGTCTAAGTATCTACGCTGTTCTTTTTTTATTGCTGGCTAATAGTCCAGCAGTACAACAACCCAAGAGGAATAACGAGTGGGGCCAACTGAATCAACTAAAAAGATCACCTGCAAAGATGGTGAGTGCGTGGTAACTGAATATTTTCAACCCATGCACAAGTACTCACGCACTGGCTTTGATGGTAAGTACATCAAATGCTGTCATTGCTTGGCAACTCATAAGGTTTACCACCTGAGAGACAAGGTAATTACATGCCCAACATGCAAGACATCCAGTGATAAGTATCAGTGGATGATTGAGCGTGAAATTATTTACAGCAGCTACTAACCAACATGAAAAAAGAAACTATCACGATTCGAATCCTTGCCAATTACATGCTTTCACAAGACGAGCGTGGCTTTTGGCATATGAGCAAAGTAATCCATGATGACAAGGGAGAAACAAATGCCGAAATGATTTGCGAAGAGGTTGAAATCTTTGACCTCTTTAAACAAATACATGAGCAACATCTTCTGAATCATCACGAATACTTTTCACAGAAAAGAATGAAAGAAGATGAAGAAGAGTTTGGCTTATGTGATGAGAGAGGAAGACCTCTTTAAAAACTAACGAGGGATAACAGGGCGGAGTCTCAAACTTGAGCAGGCGTGTCAACCCTCGACTACAAAACAGTTCCTTAACCGAAACCAATCATGGCTAAAAGAGACCCAAATCAAATCAGCATGAGACTTGATGAGGATGTGAATGAATTACTTGAGCAACTACGCCAAGATTCAATCGCAGGACAATTAGAAATCAGGGAAGAGATTGGTGCTGAAAGGTATGACCATCATCATGGCAAGCCAACACCACCAACAAGACCTGAACTTTGCAAACGTATTCTTCAGCAGGCTATTAGGAGCAAGGCTGCTTCTCCTGCTGGTGGTCGCTCATTAACTTTGGTAGATGGCTAACAAACTAGATAACTGCAAGGTTCAAACCACAGTTGGCTCTACTTACTCTGCAATGATTAAAAAACTTGCAGAGTTAAAGGGTATTACTGACTCAGCTATGTATCGACAAGCAATAGAAGTCTATTGCGAGGATAGATATGCAGAGCAGGTAGCTTTATTACAGAGTCAACGTGATGGATCTTGAATCTGAGTTAAAGCATGAGGATGGGATGCTTGTAAGCGGGAGAAACTTCTCTCGCTTCAGGCAAAACTATCTTAAAAAAACTAAGGCTGAGTCTCTCTCCAATGCGGGGGAGACTCTTTCTTGTGTCGGATTTAATAGCATTATTGATGACGTTGATCACATAAAAAAAGAGGTCGAGAGTGGTAAGGCAGGTACTACCTACGCACTACTCAGACCTTTGTTATCCCTGTCATCTAAAACAATAGCAGCAGTAGCAATAAGAACAATCGTTGATCAACTAACTTGTTCACCATCGCTTCACCAGGTCAGCATGTCAATCGCTGATCGCTTATGGTTAGAGGCAATGCTTAACAAGTTAAATAGCAAAGAACTTAAAAGGTTTAATCAGGTCAGCAGGCAGAGACAACGACATAAAATTGAAAATTTAAAAAGAATTAAGGGTGCAGAGATATGGACAAACAAAGAGAAGATAGCTTGCGGTAATTTATTAGTCGAAGTCGCAGCTAAAAGAACAGGGTTCTTAAGGATTGTTAGATGTGATGAGCCTAATAAGAAGAGAAGAATAGTTGAGCCAACCGAGGAGTGCTTGAAGTGGATAGCTGATGTTAATCATAGGCAAGAACTATCAACGCCTCATTACCTGCCTACTATTATCACGCCTAATAAATTCGATAAGAATCTAATAGCTGGTTACTATAAATATCCTTACCCCTTATTCAAAACTAATAATGAATTGATAGCTGAGAATAGTAAGGGTGATGAATCATATATACAAGCAGCAAACATACAAGGTGCAGTGGCATGGAGGATTAAAAGTTGGATGCTCGACCAGGTGGAACATGCTTATAACTTAGGACTAACCATTGGTTGCTTGCTACCTATGAGTGGGTGGGCAACACCTGCATATCCCAAGCATTTAGATGAAGATCACCCCGACATAATTAAATGGAAGAAGGCAGCAAGAAGTATTCATATAAGAAACGAGAAGACTAGAAGTACAAGGCTTGCTAATGCCATCCTTATTAATTCAGCCCGTAAGTTTAGGGATACGGATGAGATATTTTTTCCTATTTCTATGGACTTTAGAGGTCGGCTCTATTACAAGCCACCTTATCTCAATCCACAAGGTAATGATGTAGCTAGATCACTGCTTGAGTTCAGTTACTTCACCTATATACAGACAGAAGAACAGGCAGATTGGTTGCGAATACATGGAGCTAATATGTATGGCCTGAAGAGTGATAACAGAACAAGGTGTGACTGGGTACTGGAGCACGAGCAGTTAATCATGCAAGCAGGTAATGATCCTTGGATTAACTCTCAGTTCTGGATGAGGGCTGATAAGCCTTGGTCATTCTTATCTTTCTGTCGCAGTTATTACGAGTGGAAACAAGAGGGGCCGACATATAAATGTCGTCAAGTTATATGTCAAGACTGCACCTGCTCTGGAATACAGCACTACTCATCAATCTTGAGAAGCAAAGAGATGGGTGAGCTAGTGAACCTGGTGAACTCAGATAAACCACAAGATATATATTCAAGCGTGATGAACGAGGTCAATCAAAGACTTAGGAAAGATAACAACGAACACAGTAAGAAATGGTTAGCACTACAACCAGACCGTACGCTCGCCAAGAATGGAGTGATGACATTACCTTATTCAGTTACTTACTTAGGGTTCTATAAATTTGCATACGAGTGGGCTATCAAGAGAGCGAAGCAGCTATATGGCAATACGAATTGGTTAACCAAGGATGGATCAATGAAGACAACGCATTACATGGCAAAGATATTGCATCAAGAAGCAAGTGCGATGATACAACCAGCAGTACATGCAATGCGTTGGTTTAAAGCAGTCGGTGCTAAAGCTGGTAAGAATAATATCCCACTTGAATGGGTTAATCCTGCTGGCTTGTTGATACGTCAGCAATACAATAGTACAAAAGATACCAGGGTTAGACTTAAGTATTTGTCGGACATACACTTAGACATTAGGGTACAAGAAGACTGTCCCACACTGAATACTTCTAAGATGGGCAAAGGATTAAGTGCAAATATATTACATAGTTTCGATTCAGCCCACATGTGTGCTACAACTATTAAAGCAGCGTCCAAAAATGTTATAAACATTGGAGGAATACACGACTGTTTCTTAACAACTCCTAGTGAAATGAGTGCATTGAAAGATGCAGCAAGAGAATCTTTTGCTGACATTTATCAGTACGACTGGCTAACTAGGATTAAAGACAAGTTGAAATCACAACTCGACTTGGAATTACAAGAAGATCTACCTTCTGAACCACAGCTAGGAACATTAGATCTAAACCAAACCCGAAATTCTACTTATTTCCTGACATGAAACGTGACGAGATCTTACCAGCCATCCAAGTGATGACACCTGAGCAAACTTTAGTTTCATTTGCTTATTTTGTTGAAGCTGATGACAAGTTTGAACCTGAAACTCCTGCTCAATACAAAGCAAACTTGTATATACCAGCAGAAAATGCAGAGAAAACAGAAACTATTCTTGATGCTTATTGGGAAGAGACTAAAGCCAAGCTAAAAGAATTAAACCCTAAGAAAAACCCAAAAGACTACAAGTTAAACCCACTACCTTGGAGATGGGTTGACTCTGATGACGGATCAAAGCAAGCAGACGACATCAAATCATTAGGCTTAGAAAAAGCTTTCTTCCTTAAGGTCAAGCGTCCTGCATACAAGACTGATAAGCAGGGAAACAAAAGACCTAACACACCACCAATATTGTTTGATACATCTTGCCAAAGAAATAGTAACAACAAGCTAATTCCTTTAAACGATGAAGAGAAACAGAAGTACATCAAGATTGGCCCAGGTTCTACAGCACAAGTAGGAATATGGGCTAGGCCATACAGCAATGTAAGTACTGGTGTGTCGCTAACTATTGCAGCCGTTAACATCAAGAACTTTATTCCTTTTCAGAATCAAGTGAACTGGGAATTTACTGTCGATGAAGCACAACAAGCAGGGACAGGAACCCCATCGACTAATGACTTTGACTTCTAATAAATACAGAAGCAAGTTCGAAGCTTCAATCGCTGCTACCTTACATGCAAAAAATGTTGCGTTCACCTACGAATCCTTACGACTGGACTACACCATCGAGGGGACGTACTGCCCTGACTTCATTCTTCCGAGTGGTGTCATCGTTGAAACCAAAGGCCACTTCAAGCCCGAAGATAGACGAAAGATGGTTGCAGTTAAGACGCAACATCCCGATCTAGATATACGTTTGTGTTTTCAGAACGCTAACGAAAAGATAACTAGAAAGAAAAATAGTATGCGGTATTACGAATGGTGTGACCGTAATGGTTTCAAGTGGTGTCACAAAGTAATACCTGCTGATTGGTATGGATAAAGAAATCAGATGGATAAAGGGCAAGCTCTACCGAGAGGAGTGCCCTGGCAACTGGGAGTCATACGACCCTGACGCACCTCCTGATACAGAGAGAGTGCAGAACATTAAGAAACGCAGGGCTGAACTTCAGACCATGCTTAATCACATAAGGAGAGAAACTAATGGGCAAACAAATCACAGTCAATAGTTACAAAGACTATGAAGTTAAGACTGGCTGGAGAAAACTTAAGCCAAAGAAAATTAATAGAAAGAAAATCAACAGAGCAAAACCAAAAGGATTTAACTAGCTATGAATTACAGAACAGCAAAGAGTGAAGCTTGGTACAGATACAGAGTCCGCATCCTCACTCCTAGAAATGAGAAGTTCGATGAGTACATCGTCGCAACCAGCAAAGAAGAAGCAAAGAATACATTGCTTGCCAAGTACGGCGACGATCATAAGGCTCTCGTCTTAGATCAAGAACCAGGAAAGGTGGGTCAAGGTACTGAAAGTGTCTTCAAGTAAGGAAGTAAGCAGAGGGCCATGCCCTAACTGCGACACAAGCAAGGGAATGATCCTCTTTGATGACGGACATTCCCACTGCTTCGCATGTGATCACCAGATCCAACCAAAGAAACATATAGAAAAAGAATCAATGCCAGTAGTTAGGTCAACAAGCAAGCTGCTTAAAAACTTGCAGCCATTTAAGAAAGAGTGGCGTGGTATCACTGTCGAAACTCTTAACTTCTTTGGTTACTGCCAAGCTTTCTATCGTGAACAGCAGGTACACGTTGCTACTTATAACGATCAACAAGGACTGCCAACTGCACAGCACCTGCGATTCAGGGATAAGAAGTTTACTTGGATAGCTAACGATGGCATAAGCGAACTGCAAATGTGGGGTCAAAGCAAGTGGCGACAGAATCATGGAAGAGATTCCAATGTGTTCTGTGTTTTAAATGAGGGCGAGGTCGATGCCTTATCTACCTCACAGGTTCAATCCAATAAATTTCCTGTCGTATCAATACCTTCAGGCACACAGTCAGTTAAGAAAGCTATCGCTGCAAATCTTAAATGGCTAAAGCAATTTGCATGGGTGGTCATCTGTTTTGATAACGATGAACCTGGTCGAAAGGCTAGTCAAGTTGCACTTGAGCTATTGCCAGCAGGTAAGGCAGCTATCTGTCGCATACCTGACCCATACAAAGATGCCAACGACATGCTTGTTGCTGGTAAAGGGCAGGAGTTAAAGGATTTGCTATGGAAATCACAGCCAGTACGACCTGATTGCATCCGAGAAGGCTCAACTTTATGGGAGGAATTAATTAAGCCAGGATCTAAAGCTATCTGTCATTATCCGTGGGCAAAACTAAACGATTACTGCCACGGTTTTCGTAAGGGAGAGATGATAACTCTCTGTGCTGGCAGTGGGACTGGGAAGAGTACCGTATGCAAAGAACTTGCTTATCACTTCCTTACTCAGAAGCTGAGAGTAGGGTACATCGCACTAGAAGAATCACTTCAACGTACCCTTCAAGGTGTCATGGGTATTGCACTTAACACTCCTTTGCATTTAGATGAGACTGTCGAGATCCCCATCTTGAAGTCGGCCTTTGATTCTCTCTTAGGATCAGGCCGTCTTTTCTTGTACGATCATTTTGGCAGTATGGACGGAGATAGATTAATTGAACAGATTACTTACTTAGCTACAGCAGAAGAAGTTGATGTAGTAATACTTGACCATCTTACCCTTGTTATTTCTGGTATCGAACTTGATGAAAGGAAAGCGTTGGATGTGATATGCACCAAGTTAAGGCAATGTGTTGAGGCGACAGGTGTTGGACTTATACTTGTATCTCATTTGCGTAGGCCACAAGGCAAGGCACATGAAGAGGGGCAAACTGTCAGCCCTTCTGATTTGAGGGGAAGCTCAGGAATTTTACAGTTGAGTGATCTATGTATCTCCTGCTCCAGAAACCAACAGTCAACCGATGCAGGTGAACGATCACAGTTGCAACTAGCAGTATTGAAGAACAGGTATTCAGGCAAGACTGGCCCTGTCGATACCTTGTTATATGACGAGAAGACTGGTCGCCTAGTACAACAAACAAACTTCTTCCAATGACTCTACTAATAGATGGTGACGAATTAGTTTTTACTGGCACTGCCGCAGTGCAGCAAGACTTTAAGTTTAACGAGTATCAACATGTACTCGTATCAGACGAACGTGATGCAGAGGAATACATAGCTGCAAAGCTAGAAGAATACCAGTCCATCACTGGTGATAGAGGCAAGATCATCATGTGTTTCTCTGACTATCCCACCTTTAGACATGGAATATATAGCGAGTACAAAGCTAATCGAATAGGCACACGTAAACCTTTGGCTTATAAAGATGTTGTCGAAGCAATGAAAAGGTATTACGAGTACGCTATCTACCCTAACCTTGAAGCCGATGATGTTATGGGGCTACTTGCAACCGAGGAGCAGCACCCTACACGTGTCATAGTTTCAGCCGACAAAGATATGAAGACAGTACCCTGTATTCTTCTGAGGAATGGAGAACTTGAAACCATTTCTGAAAAGAGGGCAGATAGAAACTGGATGGTGCAAACTTTATGTGGTGACAGGACAGATAATATTCCAGGGCTTGTAGGTGTCGGGCCAAAAACTGCTGAAAAAATTTTGGGAGATTCCGAAACCCTTTCTGATATGTGGGATAAAGTAATAGGTGCTTACGAGAAGAGGAAACTTACATACAAATCAGCATTACTTTCAGCACGACTTACTAGAATCTTGAGGCATGGTGAGTACAATCTACACAAACAAGAGGTGTCCCTTTGGGAGCCGCCCACCACATGATAGATGAAGATCTTTGGCCTCCAATAGACGAGGTGCTTATTAGGAAACTAGAAGAGATCTACCCTGATAGATGCCCATCAATAGATACACCTGACCGAGAGATCTGGAGGTACGGTGGACAGGTAGAGCTAGTAAGAATGTTGCGATCTGTATATAATGAGCAGAACAACATCGAGTAAAGATGGCAACGTCAGCAGCAATACAGAACATAGGTCAGAGTCTTTTAGATAGAGACTTTGGTGCAGAGGGTTTAGCTTATTGGTCTGCTGAGTATGACAAGGCACAGGCTGATGCTATCGCTGCTGGCAAAACACCTGAACAAGCAGCAAAGATAGCTGATACAGCAGTAAGAAGAAATGTAGCTAGGTCTGATGAAGCAAAAGGAGTAGCAGGTGTACCTGATTGGTTCCAACACCAAGACCATGATGTTGCATTAGGTGTTAGAACAGAAGACTGGTCTACTAAGTTACAAACATCTAACCTTGAAAACTATTTAGATCACCAGAATTATTCTTATGGAATGTTACAAGGTAATACTGTTGGGCAAGAAGGTAGTGAGTGGTGGGGTTATCAAACGACACAAGATATACAAAGCCACTTAGCACAAGGTAAAAGCTTTGAAGAAGCTTACAAAGCAGCAACTGATCAGGTAACGTCTGACATCTCAGCCAACACAGGTCACCAGAACTACAAGAAGTTTGGAACAATAGGGTATGGGAATCCATTAGAAATAAAGACAGGTGTTGATGTTGATGGTGATGGTGATTTAATAACAGAAAAAAAATATTTAAACTTACATGCGAAAGCAATCGCTGATGGCAATATTTTAAATCCCACTGGCACTAAAACTGCTACTCAGTATGAGTTAGATGACGAGGGGAACATCAAGCTAGATGACGATGGCAATCAGGTAGTCGCTACTGATGATGACGGAAATCAAATAACAGGCACACCTTACTCATGGCAGTACGTGCCAGATAGTACTGCCCCTGGTGGTTACAGGATCACAGCAGTACCGTTCAACACTGGTACTCAAACATCAACAACAGGCCATGACTTTCACATGGCTAACTACCAAAAGGATGGGCCTGTCTTACCTGGCGGTGGTGGTGCTAATCCTTTTGATATTCCAACTGGTGTTCAAAATGTAAACGCCACACAATTCACTTCAGGTGGTGCTGACAAATTAGACCTTGCGACTTGGGCTGAAACTCCTGCTGGTCAATTATCTATTGCTCAAGGAGATTACACGGCAAAAAATAAATGGTTCCAAACTGGTGGAGATGGAACACTTTACAGCACAGCACCAGCAATAGATCATTCAACAACTGACAGTAATCTTGGTTTAACACCAGGGCAAGACGTAGATATAGATTGGGGTGAAGGTTGGCAAACTACTCTTTCAGGTGGGCCTAAGACTTCTAACTATGTACCACCAGCACCAGCGATGACAGGTGGAGCAGGTGGTGGTAATACAATTATTAATTTAGAGACAGGAAATAAAAGCACAACAGCAGCAGACAAGGCACTAAAACTAGAAGACAGAGCAATGGCTTCAGGACAAGGAAGAAGAGGCTTTGCTACTAACAAGTACCAGCCAACAGGCAACATCCGTACACTTGGAATAGTCTCATAGTAATATCAAGCTATCATTAAGTAACTACAGAGATTAGCTATGTGTGGTGGCGGTGGCGGCGGCTCTAATGAAGAAGCTAAGAAGGATGCAGAGAAGCGTCATCAAGAGAACCTTGCTCTACAGAAAGAGCAGATGGAAGAACAGAAGCGACAATTTGAATTAACTAGAGCAGATAACCAAGCTAGGTATCAGGAACAAAAGGCAACAGCACAAGCTGCACCCCCTCCACCACCAGAGAAGACAGCAGGAGTAGCAGCACCAGCACTAGATTCTAAAAGATGGTTTAAAGGTAGCGGCAAAAGACAATTCACAAACCCACCAGTCAAGCAAGAGAAAGCACCAACCAAGTCGTCAGCACATGCGGCTAAAAGCCTTTACATCCCACAGTAAATGGACTTAAGCATTGACCCTATCGATCTAGCACCAGGGAAAGGAGCTAAAGATAAGAAGGAAGGTACTACCCTTGCTGGTAGATACGACCAACTAAAAACCAACCGTGATCCTTTCCTTCAAAGAGCTAGAGATTGTGCAAAGGTAACTAACCCTGCTGCCTGCCCTGACTCCAGCATGGGAGATCACGGAAAACTCAAGACACCTTGGCAATCAACAGGTGCTATGGGTGTTAGTAACTTACAAAATAAATTAAACCTAACTCTCTTCCCTCCTAACACTCCCTTCTTTAAGTTAGAGATTGACAGCCTTGCATTAAGAATAGAAGAGCAAGGGCCAGAGATTAAAACAGAACTTGACACAGCATTAGTAAAGGTAGAGCAAGCTGTGATGATGGAATTAGAAACCATGAGTGCAAGAGCATCACTTGCTCAAGCATTTCAGCAGTTACTAATTACAGGCAACGTCCTTCTTTATGTGCAAGAGGACAGAGTTAGGACTATACATTTACAAAACTATTGTGTCGTTCGTGATCCAATGGATCATGTGACTGAGATCTTGGTAGAAGAAGAAGTATATCCTGAAGCATTACCAGACGGATTCTTCCCTGAACAAGAAGAGGAAGACGAAAAGCTAGGCCCAGTCAAGAAGACAGTAAAGATACATACATGCGTTAAGACTGAGAACGGTATCACTCGCTGGTATCAGGAGTGTAAAGGCAAGGAGATTCCTAATACATACGGCATGTGTCCAATGGATGTAAGTCCTTGGATTGTGTTGAGGTATGAGCGTATTGAAAGTGGTGAGGAGTATGGAAGAAGTCATGTCGAAAAATACTATGGCGACTTGACTGCGCTTGAATCTTTATACCAAGCATCAATCGAAGCAGCAGCAGCAGCCTCTAAAGTTCTGTTCCTTGTGAATCCCAACGGTACAACCCGACCTAAAACCCTGTCGTCAGCAGCGAATGGGGCTATCGTTCAAGGGAACGCAGCAGATGTGACTGTCATTCAGGCACAGAAGCAGGCCGATCTACAAATAACAATGAGTATGATCGAGCGTATAGAGCAAAGACTAGAGTTTGCTTTCCTACTTAACCAAGCAGTTCAACGACCAGGGGAAAGGGTTACAGCAGAAGAAATAAAATATATGGCTCAGAGTTTGGAAGCCTCAATTGGAGCCTTCTACTCCATACTTACTCAAGAGCTACAGCTACCACTAGTACGCAGGCTCATTTATATGTTACAGAAGAAAGGCAAACTACCTGAGTTCCCTAACAGTCAAGAGACAGGTGATCCTTTAGTGCAACCAAAAGCAGTAACAGGTCTTGAAGGTATAGGTAGAGGTGATGATATGAATAAGTTAACTGAGTTCTTATCTATTACTCAGCAGGTACTAGGCCCAGAGATAGCACAACAGTATGTAAATTACGAAGAAGCACTGCGAAGATTGGCAGCTAGTGCTTCAATAGATACGACAAACTTAGTCAAAACAAGTCAGCAACTACAGCAAGAAGCTGCTGCTGCACAAGCTCAACAGCAACAACAGCAGCAAGAGATGCAGATGATGGAAGCGATGAAGTCGTCAGCTATGGCTAAAGTTGCAGACAACTACACTAAACCAGGTTCCCCTTATGGCCCCCAGTTCAGCGCAGGAAACTCCGAAGACGGAGCAGCAGGAAGCATCCCTAACACCGTCCCCGATCTCGGGGCAGCAGCCCAAGGACTCCCCAGTGGCCCAGTCCAAAGAGGAGAAACCTAGAGAGTTAGCTACTGTTAAAAAAGAGAAGACAGTTGCTAAGAAGAAGAAAGATAAAGAGCCACAAGTTACTAAAGACGGCGAACGGCACATCACTATCAAATAACAACCTTTCACCCATCACATCCAATGCCAGAAGCAATTACTATTTCCGAACCAGAGACAGGTGCGTTATCTCCTGAACAGGAGACAGCAGCTAAAGACGAAGCACTTGTTAATCAAACGCAAGCACAAGAGCCAGTTAAATTTGCTGGCAAGTATGAGTCTGTTGAAGAGCTAGAAAAAGGATACGCAGAACTTCAGAAGAAGTTAGGAAACCAAGAAGAAGGCGACACACCTGAAGTACCTGAATCGAAAGAAGAGGAGGCAGCACCTACTAACGCTTCAGAAATTTATGGTGAATACATAGGTAGTCGCCTTGATGAAGCTGGTGTCGATTACCAAGGGATGAATACTAAATGGCAAGAGACAGGCAAGCTAGATGATGACGATTACACAGCATTAGAAGGTGCTGGCTTTAGTAAAGATATGGTCGAAGCATATTTAGATGGTGTGCAGTACAGAGCAGAACAAGACTCACAACTTGCAGCTAAAGAAGTAGCAGCAATTAAGAATGAGTTTGGAGGTGAACAGGTCTACAACGATATGATTACGTGGGCTGCTGGAAACCTAGACAAGGGAGAAGTTGATGCGTTCAACTCTATGCTTAAGACCAGGAACCCACACCAGATAAGGATTGCTGTCGCTGGTATTCAAGCTGCTTACATGAACAACGCACCAAGAGAACCCAAGCTTGTCGGAGGTAGAGCAGCTAGAGCAGACACCACTAAATTCAAGTCAACTGCACAGGTAGTAGCTGCTATGAATGATGAACGATACGCAACTGATGAAGCGTATAGACAAGAAGTACAAGAAAAACTTAGTCGCTCAAAAGTGTTGTAAGGGGTATTATATAAACAACCTAAACATTCTCGTATAAACAACGGCCCCTTGCGAGGGATACCCTGCGTTGAACAGATAGTGAAGGGCAACCTTTCTTTCTTTTTTCCGTGGCTAATTTTACTAGCTCACGGCTAGGTCTTGTAAACAATACAGGCTCTAGCTATGACGCTTTATTCCTTAAGACCTTTAGTGGAGAAGTACTTAGTGCTTTCCGCAAGGCAACCGTGTTCGAGGCGTTGCACACTGTACGCACGATATCATCTGGTAAATCTGCTCAGTTCCCTATCATTGGATTAAGCAGTACAGCGTACCATACACCTGGTACACAGCTTACAGGTAATGCTATTAAGCACGCTGAAGCTGTTATCAACATCGATGACAAGCTCGTATCAAACGTATTCGTTGCTGACATTGATGAGGCTAAGAACCATTATGACGTGAGGTCTCAGTATACAACTGAGATGGGTAACGCATTAGCGTACACCTATGACCAGAACGTAGCAGCTACTATCTGCCAAGCAGCAAGAACAGCTACTAACTTCAACACTGATCTACCTGGTGGTACTCGTATCAAGATTGTTGCTACTAACAAAGCAGCTATCACAGGGGCACAGCTAGTCAGTGCTATGTGGTCAGCAGCAGAGCAGATGGATGTAGATAATATTCCTGAGGACGGGAGATACTTAGCTCTTGCTCCAACCGAATATTATAAAATCGCCCAAACAACAGACGTACTCAACAGAGACTGGGGTGGTTCTGGAGCATACGCAGATGGAACAGTCTTAAAGGTTGCTGGTATCAGCATCGTTAAGTCTAACCACTTGCCAACTACAAACCGTTCTGCTGTAACTGGTGAGAACAACACATACCACGCTGACTATACAGCTAGCGTTGGACTTGTATTTAACAAGCAAGCTGTTGGTACTGTTAAGTTGATGGATCTGAAGATGGAACAAACTGGTTCCGATGTACATGCACTATGGCAAGGTACATTCATGGTCGGATCTATGGCTCATGGTACTGGCGTTTTACGTCCAGACTGTGCTATCGAGATATACACAGCAACCAGTTAATTACCGTGGGGGCTATATGCCCCCTCTTTTCTTATGGGTCTTAACCTCACTTCAGAACTAGAAGCAGTCAACAAAGTATTAAGGATGATGGGTGAAGCACCTGTTAACTCCTTGGCTGGTCAGTTCGGTCTTGCAAAGCAAGCAAACGATACTCTCAAAGAAGTAAGCAGAACAATCCAATCAGAAGGGTGGTCATTTAATACTGACTACGAGAGAACTCTGACTCGTACTGCTGGTACTAATGAAATTAATTTAAGTTCAGATATAAGCAGAGTGAAGATTGATCCTTATGAATACCCAGACAATGAGGTAGTGCAAAGAGGATTGAAGTTATACGACAGAAGAAAGAATACTTCTATCTTTGAAGAAGATTTAACAGCAGATGTAACGTACTTCCTAGAGTGGACTGACCTACCTGAACACGCTCGTCAATACATAATGACGAAGGCAGGTCGCACACTACAAGAACAGATACTAGGTAGTGCAGATCTAAGTCAGATCAATATCACAGCAGAAGCAGAAGCAAGGGCACAATTCTTAGAAGAAGAAACTAATGCAGGAGATCACAATATGATTAGAGGTAATCCTAATCACACAGGAGTATTCCAGACTTACCAACCAAGTCGTACTGTTCTTAGATAGTCATGCCTTTAATTACTTCTTCTATACCTAACCTCATTAATGGAGTTAGCCAACAGCCGCCTGCCTTGAGGCTGGCATCACAGGCAGAGGAAGTAGTTAATTGTATGTCGAGTCCAGTTGAAGGATTGAAGAAGAGGCCGCCATTAAATAATGTCGCTCGTTTATTTATTGAGAACAAGTCAACAGTCCGACCATTTGTACACATGGTTTCAAGGACTAACGATATTAACTACATCATCATTATTCAAGATGGTGCAATCAAGGTAGCAAACTTAGACGGAACACTTGTTACTCCTGCAACACCAGATGGAGTTAGCTACCTAGATGTGACTGGTCATCCTTCAGAGATGTTCAGGGTTGCATCTATTGCTGACTACACATTCATTGTTAACAAGGAAAAGACTGTTGCAATGTCCAGTGACTTATCACCAACAACAATCACTGATGTAACAGGGATGGTGTTTATTAAGGTTGCAAATTATGACACCGAGTACAGCGTTACATTAGGCGGCGTAACTAAATCATATACAACTCCCCCTGCTGGTGGAGAACAGATCGAATCTTCTTACACTCAACCTGCTAACAGTGCCACTGTCACAGTTGCAGCAACAGCACACGGAATGGTTAATGGTGATAAGTTTAAAATTAGTTTTGCTACTGCATCTGGTGGAGTAGCAGGTACTTATGAAGTAGCTGGTGCAAGTACAAATTCATTCACCTACACAGCAGCAACACAAAACGATTCAAGTGCTAACTCTGGTAATTGCACTGTTGTACCTGAAGTAAAATTATCAACAGTTACAATCGCAGATAAGTTAGCTCAACAACTACATTCAATCGGTGGATACACGATTGATAATGACGACTACATAATTCACATCAAGAAAAATGATGGAAGTGATTACACATTAACAAGCAAAGATGATAAGACAGGAGAAGCAACTAAAGCAATTAAAGGTGTTGTCGATGACTTAGACGACTTACCTATCAAGGCTTACCACGGTTTTATTGTTAAAGTACAAGGCTCTCAAGCTACTAGGTATGACGATTACTACGTTAAGTTTGTAGTCAACGCAGACTTTCCACCTACTTACTCCAGTGATGCCACAGATATATATGGTGATGGAGTATGGAAAGAGACAGTAGCACCAGGAATACAATATAGATTTGACGAGGCAACAATGCCTCATGTATTAGTTAGAAATTCAGATGGTAGTTTTACTTTCCAGAAATATATAAAGGGAGAGAATAGTGCTACCTATGCACAATCAGGAACAACAGTTACTGTTACTAAAACAGATCATGGATTAGAGAGTGGAGATCTTTTATTTGTTAGACCTTCTTCTGGTGCAGGAACTGCTGGTGTCTTTTCTATTCGACCAGTCACTGCAAATACATTCACCTATACAGCAGGGCAAAGTCAAACCACCAGTGGTAATGCAGTCTATGGAGCCACGTGGTCAGGTCGTATAGCTGGTGACAAGAAGACAGCCTTAGAGCCTACCTTTGTAGGCAGGACAATACAGAATCTAAACCTGTTCAGGAATAGATTGATAATGCTATCTGAAGAGAATGTCATCCTCTCTGCTAGTGATGACCACGGAAGGTTTTGGCCTGAAACTGTTCAGACAATGGTGGATAGTGATCCAGTAGATCTCAGTTGCGGTGGTAGCTCTATCAACATTCTTCTATCTACTGTCGCTTTTGCTAACACTCTTCTCTTGTTTAGTAGAAACGCTCAGTTCAGATTAGATGCAGGATTAAATGTAGGTTCTGCCTTAACGCCTAAGACAGCCACCATCACACAGATGACCTCCTTTGATATGGATATATCTGTTGACCCGATAGCTGTTGGTCGTAATACATACTTCCCTATAACAAAAGGAAACTTCAGTGGCTTAAGAGAGTTCTTCCTCCCTGACTCAAGTGGATCAGTACCTTTGTCAGAAGATGTAACATCCAGTATCCCTAGATATATACCGACAAATCTATGTAACCTTATCTCTGCTGTGGCAGAAGATGCTGTTGCAATGCTTAGTCTTGACCAGCCCAAGAGAATCTATCTTTATAAGTTCTTCTTTGAAGAAGATACAAAGCTTCAGTCAGCTTGGTCTTATTGGGAAGTTAGTGGTAGTAAAAAGATAATAGGTGCTGCAATTAAAGGTAGTGATTTGTATGTACTTACTGAATATGACGAAGATGGATCTTCATCTCAATCAGGAACTTACCTAGAGAAAGTATCATTAAGACCTGAACAAGTAGACCCAGGAACAGAGATAGAAATACTGCTAGATAGAAAGATTACTGAGTCAGAAGTTACATCGACAAGTCTTAATAATGCTGGTGCTTTAGGTGTAGAGACTGTCATCACTCTTCCTTACCCTATTAATACTGGGGCAGACATGATTGTAGTAGGAAGATTTGAAGAAGGTAATACCCTTCTAAGACATGGACAAGTTATTGAACCACTATCTCAAACATCTAATACGATCACAGTCCTTGGAGATTTGAAGACTCAGGTAGGAGGTAAGACACCACGCTTCTTTATCGGTGAAAGATACACTATGACTTACGAGTTCAGCACTCCATACATAAAAGAACAGCCGCAAGGTGGTGGTGTTGCATTGGCAGCAGGGCCGAAACTACAGATGAGAACGTGGACTGTAATCTTTGATGAGTCGTCAGCTTTTGAGTTAAAGGTTACTCCTGCAAGTAGAGACACAAACACTTATCCCTATAACGGAGTCATCGTTGGTGAAGCTCCTCCACTTGTCGGAGATCCTTCAGTTCTTACAGGATCTTTCCGTGTACCTGTGATGACCAGCAATATAGATACTAAGATAGTAATTAGTAGTACGAGTCCATTACCTTGTCGATTCCAATCAGCAGAGTGGGAAGGGTTCTACCACACAAGAGCAAAAAGGCAATAGCTTATCAACGACTTTCATGTTTAGAAGATATTAAAATAATTGCTGAGACAATGAGAGATGAGGATATAGCTGAGATTAAGGCACAATCAGGTTTAGATCCTATAGCTAGTTTGTTCTACTGCTTCTTTAAAAGTAGACCTTGTATGACCATGATTAGCAGACATGGACATCGTATGGGTATGTGGGGTGTTGTACCTGAGTCAGCAACGTCTGGTCGTATATGGATGTTGGGCTGTCAGTCAATGTTGGATGATACAAAAGACAAGCGTACATTTCTTCGACAATCTAAAATAGAACTACGCAAGATTCTCAAAGAGTATCCTGTATTATTTAACGTAGTAGATGCTAGAAACAAAGTTCATGTCAGATGGCTTCAATGGATGGGATTTACATTCATTAAAAAGCACTCAGAATATGGGCCAGAGAGTCGTCTGTTCTATGAGTTCGTGAGGATCTAATTATGTGCGGCCCTATTCCGATAGTAATGGGAGTCCTGTCAGCAGGACTTTCAATAATGCAGCAGCACGCTGCGACTAGAGCACAGAACGCACAGATAGAATTTGAGAATCAAATAGCACAGCAGGAATATGAATACAATACATTGCAAGCACAGTCTTCAAGAACTAATGAAGCACAACAAAAGCAATTACAAGATGATGTTATAGCTCAGAACTTCTTCCTTGCTAATGAAGCATACTCAAGTGATATTGCTGCATTGAACTTAAGGATGATGCAAGAGAACGCAGCAGCAGGAGCAGAGAAAAGAAAAACTTCACTTGCTGCATTGCAAGCTAAAGGAGAAATAGTTGCTGCTGGTCGAGTAGGAAATAGTATTCAAAACCTTATTGCTGATGTTCAACGACAACAAGCAGCATTTGATTATGCAACAGATAAGAACTTAGCTTTTGTCGGCAAACAATCTCAAGAACAAAAACGTGGTGCTGGAGTACAAAGGGCTAGTCGAATTGCAAGTCAACAACCATACTTAGAGCGAACGATATTAGATCCTATGAAACCTATAAAACGAAGCAAGGTGAAAGGGCCAGGAATGTTAGGAGTATTAAATGCTGGATTAAGTGGAGCACAAGCTGGCTTCACTGCTTCTTCTGGTATTAAGGCAGGTGGTGGAAATGTCGGTCAATGGAATCCTTGGGCTTAAATCATGGCAACTAAATTCACACAAAAAGGTCTTCAATCTCAGAAGAAAGCTTACAGCAATGAATCTACTGGTGCTGTTGGTGGAACCCTTGCAGAAGGATTAGCTATAAACACACCTAGTCTTAATCCTCAAGCTGCACCTGTCTCTTCCTATATCCAAGCAGGTAGACCTAATGCACCTGGGGCTGTTCAGTTAGGTGAACTCGCAAGACTTCCTGAACCAGCAGAGATTACAGATCTAAAAAATCTTACTCAACAATTAGGACAGTTAAATTCTAATTTACAAAATGCTGCTGCTGGTTTCTTTGCAGACCAAGGACGCAGAGAAGAAGAAGCTGCTTTGCAAGCAGAATTAGAAATTGCGAAAGGTGCTCCTACTCCACAATCTATTTCTTCTTCTTTATCTAAAATCACAAATGATAAGAAGCAAGATATACAAATCAGGGAAGGTGCGAACAAAGCTGTTCAACAAATAACAAGTAACTGGAGAGTTCAAAAACATATAGAAGCCAAGAAGAGACAGCAATCTGTCTTAAGTAATGTTTATAATTTAGGCAATAACGCATTAACAGCAACTGTAACAAATGAAGCTGGAGAAGAAGTACCATTAGCTTCTATTCCTGCTGGTGATCCTTTGTATCAGCAATGGTTAAGAAGTAATATTTATCAAGGAGCAACAAATTTAAACAGTAGAGATCATAAAGCAATTAACCCCATAATTCAGAATGGAATACAACAAGATATTGCTAGACAAAATAAAGCAAATCAGTCATACCAAGTCGAACAAATGGATATTTTAGAATCTGATACTGCAATAACTCAGGCTAGACTTTTAGCTACACATGGATCAAATTCTGTCTTTGATGTTTCTTTTGCACTTCAAGAAGTTTTAGATAAGAGAAGAGATCTTTTACCTTTTATGACTGCTGCTCAAATTAAAGAAGCAAATACAAGATTACCTCAAATCTTTGCTAGAGAATTTATTAAAAATAATAAATTACAAGACGCATCTTTATTAGAAGAAGTTCTAAATGAACTAATGATTGGGCCTTCAAAAGATAGATACTCTTCTACTCTTCAAGTAAAAGATGGTGTTACTATCTCAGGCTATAAAGCAAATGAAAAGTTGAGATGGGTTAACTCTTTAGATGAAGGACTTGATTCTTTATTAGCAGAGACAAAAGATGCAATAAGACAAGTAGATGTAAAAGAAGATAATTTTGATAAGTTTGATGGCAATGAAGAAGTTGAAAGTATTGTAATGAACGACATAAAACCTTTAATAACAGGCCCAGGTGGAGTAACAGCAGCTAGAACAGAACTACAAAAAAAACTTAATACATGGGCAGAAAAAGCAGAGAGGAGAGGGGTTGATCCAACAGTAATTAAGGATGTCGTTGCAAATGGTTATGATACTTTTAATGCCTTAACGGAAAGAGATGAAGCATCAATCTTTAACACGAAAAATAATATAGATAAATTGCTATCATCAGCAATAAATGATCCAACGATTGCATATAAAGCTCTTAAAGATATAGATAAAGCTGTTGAAACCTATGGAGATATACCAGGCTTTTTAGATTGGGCTAGAACTGCAAGAAAAGAATTTGGTACAGCAGCTAAGACAGCAACAAAAATAGATAGAGATGGTTTAAAAAATCATATTAAATCTTTAACAGACGAGTTTATGGATGCGTCTAAAGCTATAGATAGTTACGATGGAAGAACTACAAATAGGGAAGAACAAATAGCTACAGAGGCAAGAATTAAAGCAAATAAATTAGGGTTAAAAATTATTAGAGAAGAGTATGAAAATGGAACTCCTGAGAATATATCCACTCGTATAATACAAGAACTAAATAAACAATCATTAGGATTAATATACCCTTCAGAGCAAATATGGAATCCTCAAAAAGGAGTTATCCATAGCGGAACTGAAACTGTTGCTCTTGAATTGTTAGACACTGAGTACGAATGGCTCCCTGGTGGCTTAATGCCTAATGATTTTAGAGAGTTACAAAACCATGTGCTTGGAACACAACCAATGTTTGAGCCTAGTGTTATCAGTGATTTAGCAGATAAAGCTATTAGTGAAGGGTTTGTTGATCCACGATTAATCAAAGTGTTTAAGGCTATTGGTATTAGCCCAGGAGACTATTTCATACAACAATTTGGTAAGTTAGGTATTGATTTAAACGATGAAGCCAAAGAGGAGCTAAAAAAGTTAAATCAGCTTAAACTCTAAAAAAAGAACAGGGCCATGCCTTTTACGCTAATCAAAGATGAAGAGACAGGCACAGAAACAAAATCATGGGTAGCTCCTAAACCTAAAGAAGACATCACTGAGATCAATGAAGGCATTGAACCAAGTGATAATGATAAGGATGAAGTAATTATTGCCGACCAAGAAAAAGTTAACGAGATTGACAAGACACAGATTGAAGAAAATTTAGCGACAGAAAGCAATGTAAATAAAATTATTTCACGAAACAAGGCAGATGATATGGGTGTGCTAACACCTGGAGGAACAAAGAACCCTACATTCTCTTTTGATAACTTTGCCCATAACTTTACTCGAATAATTGGACAGGAAGTTTATACCGACTTTCTTGGGATAGGAACGAAAGGTGCTGGTGATATGGGTATGAATAGACGACTTGATCCAAACAATAGGATTAACAACTATTTCTATGGAAAGAAATCTGAAAGTCATCCTTTAGATATAACACCAGATCAAGGTCACGATTATTTTTCAGTCGAAAACGATTCTCAATGGATTAAAGAAGCATCAACAGGAAAGGTCTATTCTTTAAAAACTGGCTATTTAGCACCATCATATAAAACTGATAAAGAAAGTTTATTAAAACCTGAAGGCCCACTTGCTTATTTAAAAGCAAGTCTTTATGCAGACTATGCACCAAGACTAAACAAAGCTCAATTAGAAAAACTTAAAGCTAATCCTGAAAATATCATTGTCGAACATCCTGCAATAACAAAAGTTAATTTAATAAAACAAGCTATTGAAAACCATAATTTAATTAGTGCTGATGAAGACAAGATTGGCCCAACTGGTGATCTTGGAATGGCAGAGAACAGACCTTTGGGCTGGCCTTTCAATAAGTTGGGTGAGTCATGGGTAAGTGAATCAGGAACTTTAGAAGAAAGAACAGATCTGAAACATGGTGAAGGTGCTTTATCTGTAGTCGCTGGTTATGCGGCTGTAACACTTCCTCTTGTTTTAGCAGAAAGAAGATTGTTAAAAGAATTTCCAATCATAGCTGCACCCAACAGGGGGCTAATGGATATAACCAAAAATTCAAAGTTCCTTAGTGTTAAAGGTTTATTTCCAAGAATAATAAAAGAAGCTACAGAATATATTGGCCCAGGTTATGTTGCTGATTATTCATTAGAAGCAGATAAAGCTAATTTAGCTAACTTCTTTATTGATAATAAATGGATTGGAAGTAGATATTTAGAACCATTAGCAATAGATACGACAGATACAAATGCAGAAAGGAGAGAGAAAAATGCTTCTATTGGAGCAATCATGGGAGCTATTCTTGGCCCGACTATTGGTGTGCCATTAGCAGCAACTAAGGGGATGAGAACAGATGTTAGTAAGTTTATAAAAAAAGCTCCACAGATTGCTAGTCAAGTAGAAGACGAAGGTGTTAGAAGATTATCTAATGCTTTAATTGACATACTTGATTTAGATGCTGCAACTCTTCAAGAACAAAAAGCTATTGAGTTAGCACAACAAGGGCCAACAACTAATACAACAAAAAAAGTTACTGGTGGTACTCCTCCAAAGAAAACAGAAGTTATCACACCAAAAGAAACACAAGAAGAATTAGATATACAACAACAACAAGCAACAATAAGAAGAGTAAAAGCAGAAGTAAAAGCAGAGAAATCTACTACTGAACTTCTTCAACCTTCACGAACAAAAGAACCTAAACTTCCAACAAAACAAACAGATACTAGAGGAAAAGGTGTTTACTATCACGGTGCTGCTGATAAATTCGAACTATCTCTTGACGGTCAATATTCAACTAATACAGGAATATACGGGCAAGGTCTTTACTCAACTGAAGATTTAACAACTGCTAGTAAATATCAAAAGAAAAATAGAAAGTCTGCTGGCAAAGATGCAGAAAAAACTGTATATCAACTTAATGAAAAAGCACCTGTAAAGTTTTTTGATTTAGACAAACCAACGAGTGAAGAGATAGTAAATGTATTAGTTGATTCCTTTGAATATGCTGATGACTTTATGGATTACGTTTTAGATAACGTAGATAAAGTTGGTGCAGATTATCAAAACGTATCTTTAGCTAAACTAATAGATACAATGCGTGAATATAGTAAATCGTTTGATGTAACGAGAGATGATTTCCAAGACGGAATTGATACATTAAAAGATTATTTAATGACGCAAGGTTATGGTGGCTTTACTCATAAAGGAGGCAAACTTGCTGGTAAAAGTAAAAGATTACATCAAGTAAGAATTTATTGGGAACCTTCCGAACAAGTTACTTTAACTCCACTAGAAAACTTGTCGAAAAAAGAATTAGTTACTAAAACAAAAAAACTATTATCTACCTTTGATGAAACAAAATTTAGAAAGGCACAAGAAGGTAAAGGTTTAAGCGAACAAGAGATTAATGAAAGAGCAAATTATTTAAAAAGACTTGCACAAAATGAAGACGTAAGCTCTGAAGTTAATCTATTCCCATTAGGAGATGATGGCCCGATAGATGAGTATGAAGCGATACTTCGGAAGATAGAAAGGTTAAGCGAAAAACATCCTGAACTTTTAGGACAAATAGAAGCAATAGTCAAAGAAGCAGATGCTGAGACAGCAAGAATTTCTGGAATGGAGGTAAAGCCAAGAGCATCGATACGAGCAAAATTAGGTCGCAAACAGGCTTTAGAGTATGGAGATCCAAGTTTAGAAGGCAGAACTACTCGTCCAACAGGACAGTGGCACTCGACAAAACAATTAATATATATTTCTCTAACAGATAACGGAATACTTAGAAATAGAGCAGGGATTCTTGACACTGTATGGCATGAAAATATGCACGCTTTGCAGGATTATTTCTATACTCCTACTCAGAAAAAACTATTAGCAGCTAATCGTAAGAAATTAAAACAGATAGCTCTCGAAGGTTTACCTGAAAGGGCAAGTCAAATTAATAAGTTTGGATTTGATGAAAAGACAGACAGAGAATTACAAGCTTTTGCTTTTGCAGCTTGGAGAGAATTAGGTGCTAAATACGAAAAAGCAACATGGGCAGAACCTTTTAGAAAAATACAACAGATATTAACTAAAGTTAGTAACGCACTTAGAGGATATGGATACAACACATTAGAAGATTTACTTGCAGATTCTGGTTCAGGAAATATTAGACAGCGTGCTTTAAAAACAAAGAGAGCTAACACAGGTATTTCTTTTGAACTAGATCCAGAAGATTTAATTAAACGTCAAGACGCATTTAAAGATGCTGTCGATAAAGGAGATATGCCGATAGACAAAGCAATGGAATCTATGACAAGACCATTAGTAAGTCGAACTGGAAAAACGACTTACATAGCTAGAACTTCTGACCAACTTATTTATGCCAATGCTTCCTTTGGTGAATTGTTGACGGAGATGCTAGGAGATAGAGAAACATTAACAGGGTTAAAAAGTTACAAGATCGCTCCCTTATTGGAAAAAGCAAAAGCTCAACTTAAAGCTGATGGTTTAGATCCAAAACTTACATTACAAAGATTTGAACAAGCAGCAAAAGGAGATCTTCAATCACAAAATGATTTGATTTCAATGGCTGCTTTGCTCGCTCACCACGACATAAATTTAAGAACTTTAAGTGAAAACTCTATTGAGTTTAGAAGTGCTAAGAACGCAACTGATAAATTAAATGCAGGTAAAAAGATGATTGCTTCTTTTGAAGATCATGTTGTCTTAAGTACAGGCTGGAGCTTTGCTACAAGAAATGCTTCTCAAAGACTAAAACTTGGTCAAATATCTTTTACAGATTCAGTAAATGAAACAATTCCTCCTTCCACTATCTTTAGACAAAATGTCGAAAGTGATTTAGTTAGCGATTCAATTTTAAAAGATGGCTTTACTACAACAAATGGAATAGCTGGTGAAGGTGTTTACTTTACTACTGATTCAACACCAGGAAATGTTGAAATAAATGGCCCATTACCTGCTGACATTCCAATACTTAACCTTGCTGGTAGCAACAAAAGTATTACAGATTTACTAATTGAATTAAAGTTAGGCAAGCCTAAGAAAGCAAAAGACGGAGTAACACTTACACCTAAACAACAAGAAGCAATAAAGAATTACGCTGAAAACAAAGGCTATAAGGGCATTAGGTACGCAACAGACTTTACAAGTAAGCCTCAATCTGGAGATCAAGTAGTTATTTTTGATCCTAATGATGCGAATAGAATTGTTAGATCAGCAGCATCTATACCACCAGAGAAAGTAGACACAGAACCAGTTAGTTCTTTAATAGAACAAGCAATTAGAAATACTACTAAAGTTATAGAAAACAAACTTCCAAAAGGAGCAAGAGAAGCATTAAAAGAAGGAAGAATGACACCTGAATTGTTAAGAATATTAGATGCGATGAGTGCTGTTGCTTATGAATTAAACGACCCACAATCTTTAACTAGATCTCCTATTGGAGATATTGTCGAATTAATTAATGATGTACCAAAAGGTAAATTAACAGAAGAAACATGGTATGACATTTGGAGGAATTGGCTGTTTCTTAGTGCTTCTACAATGATGAAAGTCTTTGGTGGCACTGAATTTAGGGCTGCTGTTCTTCCTGTTACTCAATGGATGGGAGAGGCAAGACTACAACGTAATTTGTTAAATAAATTTGATGATATTGGTGGCAATATGAATGACTTTCAAATGTCAATGTCAAAAGTAAGACAGCGACTTTATCTCTCACAATATTCAAAATATTTCCAACAATTACCTTATGCCATAAGAATGGCTTATTCTGCCATTAAGCATAATGAAGTATTTGTAAACTTAGGTCGTGGTGAGTTTGATGAGTTTCGTAAAAATTATTCTGACAATACAAATCAATTAGAACTAGACTTCAATCCTCAAACGATTACAGAAGATCCAGTAACACTTACTGGTAAAGAATGGTGGCTAGATCCTTCATCAAATCCTTTATCTTTAATGTGGAGACATGGTATTTCAGAACCATTAAGAACAGGAGCAGGAAGACTTTTAGCAGGTATAGATAGTTTTCACAGTGGAATGGTTGGCCCTACCTCTGAATTTACAAGGTTAATGGAAATGAATATTGCAGAAATAGCAATGAGAGACAATTTGAACCCCGAAACTCATTTCCAAGAAATATATGAATCAGCTTTTGAAAAAACAAATTTACAACTTAAAAAATTATTTGCACATATTCGACTAAAAGATGGAACGATGATTGAAAAAGGTCGATTAAAAGGTCAACACGCAAAGAACGTGATGGATTGGATTCAATTCACTGATGATATTTCTGTAAAGAACGAAGCAAGGACTTTTGAATATGGAGTAAGAGCAGCGAAAGAAGAAGGGTTAACTGATAAGAGAGAAATTTTTGAGAGAGCCTTAACTTGGATTAAAGAAGGAGAGCAATTTGAACGATATAGCAAAGGAGACAAAGCAACATTTGGAGGATCAATGGAAGCAATGATTAATATGCCTGGTGAGTTATGGCAAAAACTTTTAAATAACAGTCCTGGTCATGTTGCTTATCTTCTTCAAGCAACAAATAGAACTCCAGTCAATATGACTAAAAGTGCATTAAGAGTAATACCTGGTGCAAATAATTATGTTGATAGTTATTGGAGAGATATTCACAGTCAAGATTATGGAACAAGAGCTAAAGCATTAGGTGAAATTTCTCTTGCTCAAAACTTCTTAGGCATGGCTGCTGCCTTAAGTGTTTTTGGTGTTGTTGAAATTTCAGGGCCATTACCTGTAGATCAAAAGAAAAGAAATGAATGGAAAGAAACAGGTAAGCAACCTGAAAGCATACGTTTTAAATTGCCTTGGAATGGTGAATATACAAGATGGTTCCCGACAGATACATTTGAACAATTAAGAATAGTTCTTACAGCAGCAGGTGCATATACAGATGTTCTTGAAGACTGTAATCAAAAAGAAAGTGATGCTTGGTTTGGATATTGTGCATTAACTTCTGTCGCTCCTGCTATTTCAAAAACTGGACTTAACATCTTTCAAAGAGATGTTACTGGTGGCTTTAGGAAAATAGGAACTCTTGTTGAATGGTTTAATTCAGAAATTACAGACGAACTTAAAGGAGATCAAAATAAACTTGAGAAATTTATATTGCAGTTCTTAACAGGTACAGGTGGAGCAGGTGGGCCAGCAATTGTTAAAGCAGCAAGGTACTCAATAGATCCATACGAAAGAGATTACGATACTGGAAGTAATATTCTTGCTACTTCATACAACATGTGGAAGAGAAATATACCTTACCTTTCTAAAACTGCTCCACCTATTTTAAATTCATACACAGGAAATCCTATACCTGCTGCTAGAGTTCCAGGCTCAATGCTAATAGATGAAGAATCTAGTTTTATAAAAGCGATACACGATCAAATGACCCCATTAGCAGCGTTCAGAGGAAGGCATCAATCAACAGATCCTATAGATGAAGAAAGATTAAGGATGGGTAGTAACAGATTGTTATTTGGTAGGAGATCTTCTGGTTTACCAAACCGTACATTGAACAGAACTGAATTAAATAGACTGATAGAAATAGCAACTAAAGAAATTAAACTTCCATACCCACCAGGTTCAAAAACTAAACCTGATGCAAATGGTTTGACATTACCTCAAGCGTTAAGAAAAATGATTACAGAAAGCGTACGCTATAAATCATTACCTTACGAAAACAAGAAAGGATTCAAGTCAGATAGAGATAAAGCATGGGATGATTTAGAACAAAGATATAAACAGTTAGCTATGGAATACTTTATAGAAGAGATGGATGATGGAACACCTGAATCATTAGGCTATCAATTAAAATTATTCAAACAACAAAAGGAAATCAAGGAAAAAACACGCTTTAGTGATTACGATATGTCCATCAACAGTCTTGAAGACTGGAAGCAATTAGCCCAAGCCTAAATTAAGCCATGAGTTACACAGCATCGTACATAGTCAATTCTTCGTCAGCACAGGGTACTACTGACTTTCAGTTCACCTTCCCTTACATCAAAGAAGAGCACATTGAGGTTTTCCTCAACTACAACAAGATCACTCAAGGATCAGGATCTGCCCAATACCAAGTAATAACTAACGTATCTCCTAAACTGATACGACTTAATACAGGTATAGCGTCAGCAAACTTAAGAGTAGAAGTAAGAAGAAATTCATCACTAGGAACTCCTCTTGTCGATTATGCAGATGGTTCAACCCTTACTGCTAATGACTTAGATACAAGTGCTTTACAAAGTTTATATATTGACCAGGAACTAAAAGATAACCAAGGTAAAACAGTCAGTGTTGATGAAGCTACTGGTCTTCCTTCAATGGGAGAATCTAGTGCTGGTAATTTAAGACTGACTAAAGTTGCAGATCCAACAGCAGCACAGGATGCAGCAACTAAGAACTATGTAGATACAAAGGTATTTACTTCTGCTCAGATCGAAGATGGAACAATCACAAGTGCAGATATTGCTAATGGAGAGATTGTTGATGCTGACGTAAACGCAAGTGCAGCTATCTCAGGAAGCAAGCTCCAGGCTGCTACTGGAAGCAATGCAGGTAGTATGTCGGCTGCTGATAAAACAAAACTAGATGGTATAGATACAGGAGCTAAAGACGATCAAACACCAGCAGAAATAAGAACAGCAGTAGAAGCAGCAACCGATTCAAATGTATTTACTGATGCTGATCACGCAAAGGTAAATGCAGCCGCAACGCTGACAGGATCAGAAACATTAACAAACAAAACTCTTACTTCTCCTGTCATTAATGACATGAGTGGTACAGCAGTTGTTACTTCTGGTACATCCACAAGTGACACTAAAACTTACTCAGCAAAAAGAGCAGGTGAGATTTTCTACGGAAAAGATACTTTAGAAGAGATTCAATCAGGAGAAACTTGGAGTGCTGCTGATAATAAGATTGCAACTACTTCTGCTATTGATGCAAGGATTATTGATCTTGTTGATGATGTAGGTGGTTTCGTACCAATAGCAAATGAGACTAGCTTCCCTAACGCTAACCCTGATGTAAATAACGGTGCTGGAACAATCGTTAGTATTGGATCTCTAGCTGGAAACTTAACTTCAAATGGTAGTGGTGTAATTTCTATCTCCAATGGAACCGTAGGCAACTCTACAGTTACCATTAATGGAGCAGCTAATAGCACAACTTATAGTGCTGGTTATGGATTATTAGTCGAGACTACTTCTACACTTAATACTTATACCTTCCATAGGTTGTCATCTAAAGCTACAGAGGTAACAACAGTAGCTTCAAACATAGCTAATATTAATACTGTTGGAAACAATAACACCAACATTAATACTGTAGCTGGAGCAAATAGCAATATAACTACAGTTGCTGGATCTATCTCTAACGTAAATAATGTTGGAGGATCAATAGCAAATGTTAATACAGTAGCTACAAATATAGCTAATGTTAATAGCTTCTCTGATAAATATCGTGTAGCTAGTTCTGCACCTACATCTAGCTTAGATACAGGTGATCTTTACTTTGATACCACTGGTAATGAGTTAAAGGTATATAACGGATCATCTTGGCAAAGTGGTGTAACAGCTACTGGAGATTTAACTACTGATGCTGAACTTGCAGCTTGGGCTGGTAGTACTAATGTCACAACATTAGGAACTATAGGTACAGGTACATGGCAAGGAACAGCAATAGCTGCTGCATATGTAGCTAACGATGCTATAGGTAGTGACGCACAATATAATACTGTTGCTGGTACAAACGCAGGAGATAGTTTTACTGGAACAGATGCAACTAATAATACTTTATTTGGATATAACGTAGGTACAGCTATAACTACAGGAGATAGAAACCTTGCAATAGGAGCTTACGCCTTAGATTCTAATACGACAGGAAGTTTTAACACTGCTGTTGGTGCATACGCCTTAGATTCCAACACAACTGCAAATAATAATACCGCCGTAGGTAAAGATGCCTTATTTGCAAATACAACAGGAACAGAAAACGTAGCTTTAGGTAGTCTTGCGTTAGACGCTAATACAACAGCTAACGAAAATACTGCTTTAGGACATATAGCTTTAACTACAAACACTACAGGAGAACAGAATACAGCAACAGGAGCACAAGCCTTAAGGTATAACACTACAGCTTCTTATAATACAGCAACAGGTTATGCTGCTTTAAAAGCAAACACAACAGGAAGTGGAAACACTGCTGTAGGTTATAGAACATTAATAACCAACACTACAGGTATTAGAAATATTGGTGTTGGTCAGGATTCTTTATATTACAACACTACTGGAGATTATAATGTCGCATTAGGATACAGTGCTTTACAAGATAATACGACAGCAGACAACAATACTGCTGTTGGTTATTTTGCTTTAAAAGCAAACACAACAGGAGCAGGTAACGTTGCTGTTGGTGCTTATTCCTTAGACGCTAACACAACCGCTTCTTATAATACTGCTACAGGTTACGGAACACTAGGATCTAATACTGCATCTTGGAATACTGCATTTGGTTACGCTGCATTACATCTCAACACAACAGGAAGTACTAATGTTGCTGTTGGTAATGATTGTTTAAAGAACAATACAACTGGTTCTGAGAATACGGCTGTTGGTTCTGGTGCTTTAAATGCAAACACAACTGGAACTGATAACGTTGCTGTTGGTAGGCTTTGCATGTTAGTACACTCAACTGGTGCAGGTAATACAGCAGTTGGTAATGAATGTTTAGATGCTAATACAACTGCAAATTTCAATACAGCTGTAGGTCATCAAGCTTTATCTGCAAACACAACAGGTGCTAGTAATACTGGGCTAGGTACTGGTGCTTTATATGCAAATACAACCGCAGCTAATAACGTTGGTGTTGGTTATAGTGCATTAGCAGCAAACACAACAGGAACCCCAAACACTGCTATTGGGTATGATTCACTGAAAACAAACACAACAGGTGGTTATAATGTTGGTTTAGGTGATAGGGCGTTATATTCAACTACAACTGGTGGTTATAATACTTCTGTAGGTAGTCAAGCTTTATATAGTAACACCACAGGAGAGAAAAACGTTTCTGTAGGGTATCAGGCTTTAGCTGCAAACACAACAGGTCATAGTAACACTGCTGTTGGATATGAAGCATTAGATGCACTTACTACTGGAACCTACAATACAGCTATAGGAAGAGACTCTTTATTAGTTTGTACAACTGGTGTTTCTAACACTGCTGTTGGTGAAGATTCTTTAGACGCAAATACTACAGGTAATTATAACGTTGGTCTTGGTCAATCAGCATTAGGTGGGAATACAACTGCAAGCAGAAACACTGCTGTTGGAGCTTATGCATTAGACGCAAATACAACAGGCGGTGATAATACTGCTGTTGGACATAATTCTTTAACATCAGCAACTACAGCTAATGATAATACTGCTGTTGGTGAACATGCTTTGGCTAATACAACTACAGGTGGAGATAACTGTGCATTAGGTCATAATGCAATGTACACAAATACTACAGGAACTTATAATACTGCTATAGGTGAATCTGGTTTATATGCAAACACAACAGGAATAGATAATACTGCTCTTGGGCACCAAGCATTATATTCAAATACAACTGGTGATCGTAATACTGCTATTGGTAAAGCTGCTTTATATACAAATTCAACAGGAGAGCAAAACACTGCTGTAGGTTATTACGCATTAGATCACGCCACAACAGGAAATTATAATACTGCTATTGGTGATAATGCATTATCAGCACTTACAACTGCATCTCAGAATACTGCTATTGGTAAAAGTGCAGGAGGTGCTTTAACTACAGCAAATGATAATGCTTTAATTGGACACTATGCTGGAATTAATTTAACAACTGGTGCTGGTAATGCTACTCTTGGTAGAGATACTTTAAGGACTGCTTCAACTGCTTATGATAATGTTGCTGTAGGTCTAAATTCACTATATGAGACAACAACTGGTTATTACAACACTAGTGTTGGAAGGACTGCTGGTTATGATCTTACAACAGGTTATAATAATTTATTACTTGGTAAAGATTCTGGTAGATCCAATTCTCCTTCTGGGCAGTTAACTACTGATTATAATGTTGTTTGTTTAGGTAATAATGATATTCAGAATCTATATTGTGCTGATACATCTATATCGTCTTCTGACTCTAGGGATAAAACAGATGTTACCAACTTTACTCATGGATTAAATTGGATTAATCAATTAAACCCTATTACATATCGTTGGGACAAACGTTCTTGGTATGATAACAACACACCAGATGGAAGTAAGAAACGTAATAAGAAACATATTGGATTCTTAGCTCAAGATGTATTAGCTATTGAAGGTAATCCAACTAATAAAGATGACATGCTTGTTGTTAATCTCAACGAAGATGACACAGCATACGGTTTGAAATATGAAAGATTGGTTCCTGTTTTAGTGAATGCAATTAAAGAACTAGCTACAAAAGTCGCTGCCCTCGAAGCAGGGTAGAATTTAACCATTCACTTTTATCCTCATGGAAGAAAGAACAGCCGATGAAGTAGCAGCAATTTTTTCTGCTGCTGGAGATAGCGTTACTGTTATCGACACTGCTCAAGGTTCAGATGAAACTGATGCAGATTTTAAAGACAAGATTCAAAGGAACGTAGAGCATCTTGAAATTATCAAGGCTTATAAAAAGACAGATGGAACAACTTCGATCTGGACTTCTGAAAACTTTACTGCTATTGATGCAGCCATCACTAAAGGAAAAGGACTTTACTAATCATGTCAGCACTTACAGAACGTAGAGATCTACGTCAACAAGAAATTCAAGCTTTAACTGCTGAATACAACCAAAGACAACAAGAAATTAATAATCTTGTTGAAATAATTAAAGCAAAGTCTGGTGCAATCGCTGAGTTAAATGAACTTATTGCAGCAGAAGAAACACCTGCTGTTGAAGAAACAGAGAACGAAAATTGCTCAGTATGATAAAAATTCTTACCTACATAAATACTGCTTTTCTTGTAATAGCAGTTGGTGGTGGAACTTTTACATACTTGAATAAAGATAAGATTGTGAATACAATCTTAGATAAGGTAAAGGGTCAAATCCCTGAATTGGTTAAACAATCAATGCCTTCAATGCCCACCACAACAGGATTGCCTAAGTTATGACACAGTTGAAGGAAGGTACCTATCTTCCTCTTCTCCTCGGTCTTGGATTAATCGGTAGCAATTTCTTTTCCCTTGTCCTACTAAGTAGGTCAGGGGATTCGCTGCCTAATCTTGCATCGCTAGCAACTACAGAAAACAGTAGTAGCCAGATGCGATATAAGAAAGACGAGAAAGGATTGGAGGTGATGATAAGGCATAACATGCACTCACCTAAAACAGTTTTATTTAGTTCAGAAAAATCTAAATGGAACGGTAAAACTGATTACACAAGGAAAGAATATGTTGCACATCAACCTGGAGCAAACGCAACATTAGCTGCTGACTATCTTCAATGTATAAAGAACAAAGGTAGTGCAGAATCTAATGGTGAAATAGTAGGAGCTTCTCTAGTTACTGCTACTCCTGCTGCTAGTACATTAGCTAACATCCCAATCATAGGCTGGATTGCTAGTGGATTTGCTGTCAAGAAAGCAGGACAGATTGGTAAAGATATTGGCGGTGACTTCGTAGATTGTTAAGTGGATGAAATACCAGATATACAAGTCGATAATATTTTTATCCCTGATAATTCTATCGACAGAGTTTCTCCGAACATCCCCAATGTTCAACCCATAACTCTTACATTAGAACAGCCTAATTTAATATTTGAAATCCCTGGCTGTGTAGAAGCACATCCAGACTCAGGTAACAATAAGAAATTAAAAACAGATGACGATAGGGGCGTTCAGGTGTACTGTGATGCAGGGATGCCTTCTTTCAATCCTGTTGATTACAGGCCAGAAGATATAGAAGAAGTTCCACAACCCACCACACCAAAAATTAATTCTGCTAAACAAGAAGAAAAGAAAGAACAATCCACTTCAACGACAGACGACAATAACCCACCACCAACAAATCCTTTAGTTCCTAAAATCCTGCCTTGCCCTAGACCTGATGATTTACCTGTAGGAGCAATAGGAAAGTACGGAACAAAAATAATTCGGGGGTATGAACAAGATGGAAATCAATGCAAAGTCCTATACGAGGAAAGAAGTGTACTGGAAGTTGTTAACACTTACACTCCTCCACCAACGACACTACTTAATACAAGTGCGATAGCTGTTACTTCAGTTATCGGTGTCACTGTATTGGGTCAACCAATAGCAAAGATGCTCCAGAAGCAAATGAAGGGGCAGGTTAAGAAGATCTCTAAGAAGATTACAAAGAAACTTCTTGCTATTCGGGGGAAGAAACCGAAGGTGCTGTCACTTCGTGAACGCCGAGAGGAGCAGAAGAGTCTGAGGAAATAGAATGAACGTGATCTATTGGCTTTTCCTTAAAAGGTCTGGTCAAAATATCTGAACAAATAGAATAAGCAGAGCTAGTAGGAGCAAAATTTATTCCTTGAAGTTTAAATTTAGAGCACTCACGAAGCCTCGCAATTTCAAAATCAAGCCTCTTGTTAGCCAAGATCTGCTGTTGTATTTTCTCTTGGGTTGTAGCGGCAGATAAACAACGAGT